TTTCCTCCTAGGCTGCTTGGGCCTGCTCGAGCTGTGGTACACAGTATATTCGGGACTTGTCCCGGACTGGGTGCCATTTTGCCAAGACATGGTCCTGGTTCTGTTGCAGGCGGCGAGGGGGTTGTAGGGAAGCGCAGACTTCAGCACTGCTTCATTGATTTGGAGCGAGTGTTTAGGCCTGTGCCCTTTTTCTTCTCCCTGCGCGACGTTGCCGAATCTCCGCAGCTCGTGACGGATAGACCCAGATGTCAATTTGGGCTGTCACGAACCGAGTTTGTTGAGAAAGACTCAGGCGGCCCGAGGACGATTGGCCTTGAGCACGCTGAGTACATGTGGTGTCAGCAAGCTATTAAAGCTTGGATGTATAACCACATCGAAAAGTGTTCTAAAGCAAAGGGCCACATCAATTTCACTGATCAATCCATTAACCGGGAATTAACGGTGAAATGGAAAGATTATGATACCTTGGATATGTCCAAGGCCTCGGATCGTTTGTCATATGCGCTAGTCCATGCACTATTTAAGGGTTTACCCCTTTGGCAATGGCTGGCCGCGTCACGGAGTCCGGGAACCGTCCTACCGACTGGCGAGCTTCTTTGGTTCAAGAAGTTCGCTCCGATGGGCAGTGCGGTTTGCTTTCCCGTCGAGGCAGTAGCTTTCTATGCCTTGGCGGTTAGCGCGCTGCATAGTACCGGTATGCCTATACAGCTGGCATGTCGATCGGTATACGTTTACGGGGATGACCTTATTGTCCCACACGGCTATTTCGAGGTGCTCAAGAAACACTTCGAAGCTTGCTCTCTTAAATTTAATGAGGACAAGTGCTGTACTCATGGAAAATTCCGTGAGTCTTGTGGGATGGATTCCTTCGATGGGACTGATGTAACACCAGCCCGTATGAGGAAGATGTACCCCGGTACCGATGCAACAGGGTTAATTCCCATCGTCGAGCATTCGAACAGCTTGATGAGACGGGGATACGGGTTTTCGGCTGTTGCGTTGAGGGATTCCGCGATGGCTCATTTCAAGCAATTGAAAGAGTTACGCCTCCCTTATTCGCAGCGTGATTTGCCAATCTTGTACTGGTATGATCCAGTGTTGCCTGAGACCGTGCGGTTTAAGACCCGCGATGGTATTACTCAGGTAAAGGGTTGGTATTTCAGACCTCTTGGTCTGGAAGGAGAAGCCGATTATGAGAAGATGTACCTCCGCGAATCCCTTAGTCGCGGAGGGCCCGTGGGCTGGCTCCGAGGCCCGCAACCTGTTGTGAGGGTCCTGGATGCGAAATACTCTGGTGTTCTGCGTAA